TTAATAAAATTATCATAACTCGTCCTACTGTATCAAATGAAGATAATGGTTTTCTGCCAGGTTCATTAGCAGAAAAAATGGATCCATGGTTAGTTCCTTTACGCAGCAATATGCGCAAAGTATACAATAAGCCGGAAATTCTAGACAAAATGGAAAAGGAAGAAAATATTGAATTAGTTTCATTAGCACACTTCCGTGGTAGAACTTTTGATCATGCAATTTGCATTGTAGACGAATTTCAAAATTTAACAAAACAACAACTTCAAATGGTGTTATCTCGTTTAGGAAAAGATAGCATCATGATATTAACGGGAGACCGTTATCAAGTAGATTTAAAATTTAATAATGATTCAGCAGTTCACGAAGTTCCCAAATTAACCAAGTCAACTTTTGTAAATGAAATCATATTAACAGACAATCATCGACATGAAGCATTAGATGAAATTTTAAAACTGCTAAATGAAAGATATTGATATTTATATTTAAAAGGGAAACATAGTGAATTATGCTAAGATATATAATCAGATTATTAATCGAGCACTAGATGCTAATCGATTAAAAAATACTGATATATATTTCGAATCACATCATATTACTCCTAAATCATTAGGTGGCACAAATGATTCTAATAATTTAGTATTGCTTACTGCAAGAGAACATTTCATAGCTCATAAATTACTTTGCGAAATTTATCCAGATAATAATAAATTAAAATACGCTTTATGGGCAATGATGAATTTAAATAACAAAAATCAACAGCGTATATATAAAATTTCATCACGTGAATATGATATGATTAGAGCTGAATATTCTAAATTAATGTCATTACCAAAATCAGAAAAACATAAACAAAATATTTCAAATTCTTGGACTGTAGAACGTAAACAACAAGCAAGTAAACTCTTATCAGAAAAAAATAAATTACGAGTTAAAGATAAACATCCGTTATATGGAAAAACAAGACTTGAACATTCAGAATGGCTTAAACAAAATCATCCAATGAAAGGCAAGACTCATTCTGAAGAAACTAAAAATAAAATACGTAAAAGTTTAGAGCAAACTAGATTAAAAAAAATAGGAGAACAACATGGCTGATTATAGTGAAAATAAGCCGATTTGGCCTGGTTCATCTTCATTTACCGTTGGATCTACACCATTTGGTTTTTTTGATACAGATCCAGTTTTTCAAGTTCATGCAGATAAGTTTGCAAAAGCGGCCGCTCAACATTTAGGATATCCTATAATGGATGTCGAAATGCAAGCAATAAATTTTTATACTGCATTTGAATCAGCTGTAATTGAATATTCAAATCAAGTTAATCAAGTTAATATTGTTAACAACTTGATGAATACATTGGGTGTACAAACAGCATCTGCATTTTTAAGTGGCTCTAGTTTTACCGGAGCAATGATTGGTAATTCTTTTGGTTATGTTACTAAATTATCAAAAGCATACGGAACTGAAGCAGATAGCGGTGGCACCCGTAAATGGTATACGGCGTCAATTGAAATGACCCCGGGGCAACAAACATATAGTTTACGTACTGCAGTATCAAAATCATTGGGTATCAATATTACAACTTCTTCTATTGAAGTTAAGCGTGTTTTGCATAACGCACCACCAGCAATTGTAAGATATTTTGATCCATTTGTTGGAACGGGCCTAGGCTCACAGCAATTATTAGATGCATTTGATTTTGGAGGTTTTTCGCCATCAGTGTCATTCATGATGATGCCAATTAACGCTGATTTACTTAGATTACAGTCAATTGAATTTAATGATCAAGTTAGAAAATCTAGCTATTCATTTGAAATACATGGAGATGATATAAAAATATGGCCGGTACCAACATCAGGTACAGGATCATCATCAGCAACACCATTTTTCAAAAAAGTTTGGTTTGAATTTATTTTTGATACAGACAAAGATTCCGACGCACTTTTATTCGGCAATACAGCACTTTTAAACGAGGTTGTGTCGGACGCATCAAATATACCATATACATATCAAAACTACGGGAATATTAATGATATGGGGCGTGCGTGGATAATTAAATACGGTATTGCTTCAGCAAAAGAAATGTTAGGCTTAATTCGCAATAAATATAGTAGCGTTCCTATCCCTAATGGCGAAGTAACACTTAATGGAAGTGAATTAGTGTCACAAGGTCAATCTGAAAAAGATACTTTGATAACACAACTTAGAGAGTTCTTAGATAAATTAACTAAAGAGCAAATGATGACACGACAAAATTCAGAAGCAACACAAATGCACGAAATGTTATCAAAAGTTCCATTGAAAATATATGTTGGGTAAGGAGGACGAAAATGGCAATTTTTGGTGGTATACGAGATGCTAGATTTTTAGCCGCAGTTAATTCCGAATTAATCAACGCAATTATAGATACTGAAATTGAATTTTTTAAATTGATTGTTGAATCTAGTGCATCAAACATTTACGGAGAATCTACTAAAAAATCATATTATGATTCATTGTTAATTCCATGTTTAATTACTAAAGAAGGCAAAACAGCTGCTATGGATGATTACGGACATTCATATACAAGAACGGCTCAATTTGCAATTTCTAGAGACATTTTAGAACGTGCATCATTTTATCCAGAAGTTGGTGATATAGTATTTTGGGATAATGAATATTATGAATTAGATAATGTAGATGCAAATCAATATTTTGCAGGAAAAAATCCAGAAACATGGCCAAATGGAGAAAATCATGGTTACAGCGTTTCTGTTATTTGCGATGCACATGCAACTCGTCAAACACCAACAGGTATTACAAATTTACGAAAAGGCGGAAACAATGTATCGCCGGCATATAAAGGATTTTAATGCCTAACATTAATAGAAAAAATATTGATCGTAAAACAAATAAACCAAACCCCGAGCGCACCGGTGGAATGCGTCCTGATATCATTTTAAATCGTGCCGAACAGATACGTAGAGATGATGACATTATTAGAACTGCAAAACGTACGTTGTATGATATAGATTATGCAATTAAATCATATATTGAAAATGAAATACGTCCGCAAATTGTAGATCAACAACAAAATTTGGTAGTTCCTGTAATTTTTGCTAATGGCGAAAAATGGGATAACGTTAGAAGATTGGGATATATACGCGATGAAAAAGGAATGTTACAATCTCCTGTGATCATGTTAAAACGAAATTCAGTTACAGAACGAGATTCTGTACGAGGATTAGATGTTAATCACGTATTGTCTGAAAATGTAAGGATATATAAAACTAAATACAATGAACGAAATAGTTATCTAGATCAATTATTTCCAATTCCGATAAATCAACCACAGCCATCAGAAAAAGTTTTTATTGCAGATATTCCAAAATATGTGAATATTGAATATGAAATGATGTTATGGTGTGATTTTACCGAACAAATGAATAATCTTGTAGATCAGATTATGCCATATAGTAGATTTGCATGGGGAAATGAAGCCAATCGTTTTTCAACATCATTAGGTCAAGTCTCATTCGAAACAGTAAATACAATTGGCGAAGATCGATTAGTTCGAGCTACAATTCCATTAACGGTATTAGGAACATTGTTGTCTGAACAAGAAGTACGTAGATCTACATTGAGAAAAGCATATTCAGTCAAAAAAGTTACTTTCGAAAATATTATTGATATCGGTGATGATTTATTTGCATCAACTGCAGTTTCATCTAAAGTTCTTCAAGCACAAAGCATTGTTTCTAGTGGAGGCACTATAGTTGTATCATCGCCATCAGGTCAAGTAACACCAATCAATATACCAACAATGGCATATTTGATTAATTTAACAGAACAAATTGCAACATATGTTAATGCAAATACAATAACAATAAATGCATTTGCAGCAATCAATCCAGTTAATTTCCTTGTTGCTACTAAAAATGAATTTGATGTATACATCAACGGCCAATATGCAGACAAAGTAACATATACATGGACACCGAGTGATGTTACTGCACAAACTATTACGTTTGATACCGCAGAATTAGGTTTTAGTATTCTATCAACAGATGTAATTGTAGTGAAAGGTAGGTGGGCATAATGAGTGGATCAAGACAGTTTAGACCCGGACAATTACGTACAGGTTCATTGTTTGATATTTCGTCAAGCTATGCTGTTACCGCATCATTTGCACTAAATGCGCAATCTCCATTTCCATTCAGTGGTAGCGCTGTTATTACCGGTTCTTTGCAAATCCGTTCCGATCGAAATGACATTTTTATCATAAAGAATTTTGCAGAACAACCTATATTAACTGTATCGCAAAGTGGAGTAGTAACATTAGCAACTCAAAGTGTTGAGTTAACTGGACCAGCACCAAATGGTGCAATATATTTTACATCATCATCATTGTTCATTGGATTAGATTAAAATGAATAAACGATATATTTATATAAAAAAGAAATAAGGGCAATCAATGGCAACTTGGAAAAAGGTCGCGGTATCCGGCAGTAACGTATCACAATTTAACAATGATTCTGGTTATCTAACATCAGCAACCACACCTAAAGCATTTGCAACAGCATCTGTGGATGGAGTACATCTTTTAGCTGACACTTCAGCTGGCGCATTAACGTTTGCATCATCATCAGGTCAAGGTTTAACTATATCTGGTAATGCAAGTAATGATACAATTACGTTTGGCTTAAGTGCCGTTCCAAATGCAAGTTTAGCAAATTCAGCCGTAACAGTTACAGCAGGTGCTGGTTTAACTGATGGCGGGTCTGTTTCTTTAGGCGGATCTACAACATTAAACATTGGCGCTGGTACTCATATTACAGTTAATGCAAATGATGTTGCGGTTAATACAACAACATTGATACCCGCTATTTCAGGTTCAATATTTACTCATGTAAGTGGTGATATTACTATAT